TCGCCAAACATCTGACGACCAACTTCTGTTCCTAGTCTTTGCATTAGTCCACGAATATCTGGGCTTATCTTTTTCAATTCTTCCCAGCCAAAAACATTTACAGCAGTAGCCAACTTAGCCAACCTAAATCCGCCAACTTCAATGTTTGGGTTTAGACGAACTAATGCCTCGCGCATAGGGTCAGCAAAAGCAATCTTTGTATAGTCAGCATTCTGAACTAGGTCATTAGCAAGTGTGTCTTTACCCGAGCGAGCATACCCCGCTAAACCAATCAGCACCCTACTACTCAGTTCCCGGTTTCTCAAAAGCCAAACGAGTAATCTCTTCTGATGCAAGCAATACAGCAATAGGTGCAGATGCAGTAATTAGCACACCAACCCAAGCACGGAAGTCAGCAAGAGAGCCATCCCAGAATGAAAGAGTATGTGCAATGTTTGCAACAACAGATACAGTAGCGAATGCAGTTAGCCCAGAAAAAGTTCTCCATGTGCTTTCACCTCTAGCTTTGAATACAACCAAAGAGATTGTATAAGCCAAAATAGCAGCGTCGATAAAAATAGCTGGTAGCCATTGTAAGAATCCAGGAAGTCCAGTCCAAGCAGATACAGCATAGATGCCACTGAACGAAACGCTGAATGATGTAATCATCAACAACGCAACCAAAATAACAGCCGTTGCCAATACAGGAATCGCATCTGGGTTGATACGAGCAGACTTTTTCTTTACTACAACCTTAGGGGCAGCGACGATTTCGTCTCGACGAGCATCAAATATTTCACGCACGCTTGCAGGCTTAGGAGAACTTGGAGGAGGAGTTACAACTCCAAGCAATGGTCCAAACTCTGGAACAGGGATAGCAGCACCACCAGCATTCAAAGGGGGCATTAGTTCCTCAGGAAACTTCTCATAGAAGTTACGAGGGTCATTTTCTTCATAAGTCATTGTGTTTTCCTTTTGTTTTTATTTCTTATTATGCCACTATACTACTAAAAATCTAACTCCCCGTCAACTTGTTTAGCGGCGTGGTTCAAGCGACCTTCAATAATTGGTAGATACTCAGAAGTCAGTTCAATACCAACAAACTGGAATCTCTCAAGTATAGCAGCTTTACCTGTACTTCCGCTACCAGTAAATGGGTCTAATACAACTCCACCTTTAGGAGTTACCAAACGCACTAACTCACGCATCAAAGACGTAGGCTTTACAGTTGGGTGGAAGTTATGTCCAGGCTTGTTAGGTTTAGCAGGGTCAGCACCTAGTTTACGAGTTCCCTCAGTATCGATGTTGCCATCATAACTACCAACAGAGACTTCTTCCAAATGCTCTAGACCTTCATTACGGTCTTTCTTATTTGCCTTTGCAGTATAGAAGAATCTACTAGCACCGCCAGCATCATCAAAACCTCTGACAGTTCCATCAATATCTTCTCTAGCACCATACTCAGAACCATACTTACCAGAACGAATATCAGGCACAGCCATCTTTCCAGCTCTACTCTTACTGACACCGCTCTGTCTGTTTACTTCCTTAACAGGGCAACCATCTACGCATTCAAATACAGCAGTAGCGACCTCATAATCACGATACTCAGAAGTATCAGAACCTCTATCTGGCTCTCCACCAGCAAACGTACCCTGAGGAGCATTGTGATTACTAATGATTTCTACAGCAGTACCAATCTCTACGCAGTCCTCTGCGTGAGTAAACATAACATTTGCCGGCCAACGACCAACACTCTTTCGACCTGTATAAGGTTCACCAACAGCATCACCAAAAGGTTTAGCACCATTGTCAAAAGTATTGATTACTACTTCTTCATTGCCAACACGAGTCCCGTCAATGTTGATTCCACCGACACCCCACTTCAAAACATTAGCAGCGACAGTCTTTTCACTCACAGGCTTGCGAGCAACGATGATAGGTTCTAGGGCAGGCTTTAGTGCCGTTCCCCATCCTTCCCATTCTTTCGCCATCTCGGTAGACGGAGCTGTAACAGGGATATCACGAGCAGGAACACCAACGCTACTGGTACTACCAGCAAATAACTTATCGCCTTTTTCAGACCAGTCTTGGGCTGCACTTCCAACCATCCTTTTACTTCCAACAACTTCTCGTTCTACACCAGCAGATTTATCTATTGCTTTACTAATGTCCATAGACTTCGGAAACCCAGAGCCATAAATCCATGCAATACCATCGCGAATTTCAAATCCAGCCATACGCACAGACAGCCCCATAAGGTCTTGCGTTCTACTTCCAGCAAACACCAGCATATGTCCACCCGGCTTTAGCACTCTAAAACATTCATCCCATACAGCAGGAGGTGGAACAAATGCGTCCCACGCTTTTCCCATGAATCCCTTACCTGCGGGCGTAAAATCACGTTCTCCAGTAGCCCACTTTGAGATAGCCTCGACGACATGGTCTGGGTCTGTATTGCTAAGTCCATAAGGAGGGTCAGTAACAATTGAATCTACTGAGTTATCTTTCAACCCACGGAGTACTTCTAAACAGTCTCCGCTGTAAATCACAGCACCGTTTGCGTCATAAAATTTCGTCATAGCCTAAATTCTATCAAAGCTCAGAATCTTCTAGTAGCCACTCCACCAGACCTTTGTTCTGTGAAAACACTAGCAACAATGAGTGCTCAACAGTTCCAATAAAGTAATGCTCCCACACTTCAAAATCATCTGACTTCTTAGGCTTTAGCGAGTTATCAAATACCATGCGACAAGCGTGCAGAATCTCATGTAGAAGAGTAATCTGCTTTTTAGTCTTGTGTATATCAGAACTTATAACAATTAGATTCTTCTCGTCTAGCGTATAGCCATAGGTGCCATCGCTAAGCATTCCGTCTATATCCGGAGAACGCTCAATTACGTTAAATACTTGCGTACCAACCTTGATGCTGGCAGGCATGACAGACTTTTTCTTTGGATTAGGTGTGGCTGGCATCTTCACTTTCCTCAATTGGCTTTAGAAAATACTGAGCACAACACCCATCACACTCATGCTTAGCATATTGGTGCGTCAGGTCATGCTCACAAACTACATAGTTCACTAATCTACCCACTCACATACATCCTTGGAGTGCGTTCCACCCAAGTCTTGATACCTAATAGTTTCACATTTATAGTGCTGACTTACATACATGTAAACAATGCCACCAATAAATAGGGTCATAGTAATCAACAGCATCTTCAGTTCTTTACTCACCGTCATGCACCTCACACATTCTTATTGCAACATCTTCCCCAGCATCTTGATACTTCTCCCAGCAAGTCATAGGGGCAGGGGCGGGCTCATGCTTTAGCAAGAAGTACCCGTAAACTAAAGAACTAAGCATCAAAACCATAATTGCCACAACAGCAACAATATCTCTCTTGCTTACTTCTACATACTCATTTTTACTCATTTTTCAAACACACTCGCAATTCCAAATACAACTAGCACAATTATTAGACCATACACGAAACTCATTCACTCTCTCCTTTGATTAGGGCAATAACCTCGTCCATTTCTAGTATACCATCAATGTAGTGTTTGTCAACATATTGCTTACGTTTTTCTTCTAATAATCTAAGAATGCGTAGTTGCTCTGACGCTTCACCAGCTTCAAAACCAAGAACAAATGACCTAGCGTTTTCCTGATGCATTACTCTCCAGAAATAAAACGAATCAAATCCTCAGAGCGAAAGTGGTCTCTGTACATAACCACACCTTCAGCTAGCTCCATACCAGTTCGATTCTCTTCAATCCAGTCAATAATTCTTTGACGCTCTTCATCAATGCCAATCTGAATTCCCATAGCAAAAGAGGCATCCATAGCCTGCTCGGTAGCGATTTGCATTTTTTCTCTAGTATCTAGTGCATTGGAAACAACTTTTCCAATTTTAGATGTCACTTCGTCTTCAGTACTCATAAGTCTTACTTCTTGTGGAAGACGATGTCCATACCATTATCTGGGTGATAAGAGTAAGATACAACGATTCCATTGAATTCATCAGACTGACGACCATCAATAGCACGAACATTCATAATGTTGTCATTGACGTAGCTAGGAGTGCCAACAGCGTTGATAACACAAACTAGGGATTCATAAGATGCACCTGAGTACTCTTCTTGTCCCATTGTGTCAACACTAATGGTGGTTCCGTTATCCGATACTGATACTCCAGAGGGGGTACCACATGATTCGTAGGCTTTCTGAAACAAGTCAAAAGAACCTGCACATCCAGTAAGTCCTAGTACCGCTACTACAGATACAATACCTGCGGCGACGATTTTAGTTTTTTTCATAATTTCCTTTTGTAGGGTCGTGAAAAATACTATCACACTATTTATCGTCTAGTAAGTTCTTAACTGTAGTCGGATACCACTTTCCCCCATTTTGCCCCAATATCCCATCAGCATTCAGCCCATTCGCTATGTCTCGATAGGTGCGGCCACGACTTCGTTCGGAGTATATCCTATTCTTTACTTCTTCAGGAGTTTTATTCTTAGGACCCATATCAATGCCCCACTTCACTCCTCGGTCTCGTCTATCCTTGTGGATATCCTTTTGACGAGCAGAAATGATTCCACGCTCCATCTCAGCCAGAGCAGACATAATCGTAACCACGAAACGCCCTTGATAAGAAGAAGTATCTAGATTCAGGTCTAGCATAATCAAACGCCAGTTTTTCCTATTTGCCCTATCAACAATGTCCAAGAAGTCCGTTGTACTACGAGCAAGGCGGTCAATACGAGTAACGAATAGAGCCTGAGCCTCACCAGTCTCTAGGCGGCTAAGGGCAGCTGTAAGAGCAGGTCTACCAGTAATACTCTTACCAGAACGACCTTCTTCACGAATAATCTCCCATTTAGTGAACCCGTGGAACTCAGCGGCTGTAATCAACTGCCTTTCCTGAACATCCAGCGATACGCCATCATTTACTTGCAACTGCGTAGAAACGCGTGCATATAAGAGGGCTAAGCCAGGGTCATTAGTTTCCATACCTATAGTTTACCCCAAAAAGAAAACCCCTCCGAAGAGGGGCTTTCAATTTAGAGATTATTCGATTTCGATAGTTTTTGATTTTTTTTCTTCCGGAAGTTCCATCTTTAGCTTAATAGTCAAAAGTCCATCAGCAAGTTTTGCTGACTTCACTTCAACATGCTCAGCAAGCGAAAAGGTAACTTTAAAGTTCCTTGAAGCAATGCCTTGGTGGATTAGGTCGCGGATATCGGCCTTCTCAATATCAACTGCGTTAGAAACAACTAGGTCTCTACCAGTCAGTTCAACGTTGATTTGGTCTTTTTTGAACCCAGCAACAGCCATAACAATTTCATACTTGTCGCCATCCTTGACGATGTTGTATGGAGGGTAGTTTGGCTCGGCTTTAGCTACAGTGCGTAGCGACTGAAGGATGGGTTCCCATCCGATTCCCCAACGCTCAATGCGTGGGAATAGGTCATCAATAGTGATTACCTTAGGTGCGGCTACCTTTTTAGTTGGTACCCACTGCTTTCCCCACGGGTCGTGAGGATTTGTTTC